CTAGAGCGTTGCTTTATGCTCTTAAGATACTTGACTATCCACCAGTCATTAATACCTTTTGCCAACTGATTTTCTGATCGTTGGGTTTCATTCTGATATTGCTGGGACCGAGTATAACCTAAGAAATCTGGCATGTACTCTATAGCTTTATCGGCAATTCGCTCCAAATCGTCGAAAAACTTTGGGATATCTAATCCAAGCCTAAATTTATCCCCTTTCATGCAATAGCCCACGAACTCTTCGCGTAGCGGATGGTATTTAACGTTCTCCAATATAGATAATTGACGTAAGGCTACCATTTTGTTGTTCCACACCTCTGGATCATAAAACCTTTCTTGTTCAGCCAACCTACCTAAAGCCCGATAAGTTGAGTAAACTCCTACGCATACATTGTTAACGCGATAGTCTTTATGGTGCCAGCGTCGCAAGTATACGCAATCCTGTGTGCTCGCATACTGTTTATCAGCGTTCATTTCCTGACCATGCTTAGTATACGACTGCATTACATCATCCACAGTACACCCTGGGTAAGATAGGATCCCATCATCTCCCAGACATTGTGAATGAGGGTTAAGCACTCTACCGTGATCAAGTGCTGCTTCATGTTGTAAACATCGATGAGTAATGGTCTCATCGGCATTGGTACCACCAGAACCGGATCCCATACCGTGGTGACCCTCACGGATCTTTCCCCAATTATAAGCTAGAGGTATATTATACTTAATTGGGAATACATTCGCCAACCACTCTGAGTCAGCACCTAACTCTTTAAGAATATCATATGCACAGTTCTGCATGTCATCATTAAAGTGTTGGTCGAATTTGGAGAAATCTGTACAGATAATGAGATCATCACGACCTTTGGTGTCAAATAGTTTAGTGATCTCTCGATCAACTGCGTCCATGCTAACCCATGCAGGGACTAAGTTGTATTTTTGGCAGACCTGAATTAGAGGTTGATATAACCTTAATTCCTCGATGTTCACAGCAAACGGAAACATCCAAACAACACGTTGCTTGACGTCTTCCTTTTCTGGACCACCCTCTTGGCCACGCCATCCTAAAACTGCAGCTATGCGCCATTGACCCGTAGGAAGATTCTGTATGCCCTCGAATAACGAACATGGCATTGTATCTTCTACTACTTCAGATCTCTTAATAAAATAAGGAGACCCTGAATTGGTACTCTTTTTCATGTCTAACATAGTCTGTACCTGCGTTTTAAGCCTAAGACCGCCGATCTTAGGTTTCCATTCAGCGAGAAGAGCCGCTTTAGCCTCTTCGCTTATTGGCTGCGATGATAGGAGGATATCATCATAGTAATGATCAATGTCTTGCATTCTACTTTGGAGCGGTAGCATGATCGACAATGGTCCGACCTTCTTACGGAGGTCCTTTTCAAACTCTACAAGACTAGGCCACCTAGTAGTTAAGGATTCAATGTGTGGATCCCAACCCTTTAGAATGGATTCTAGAGATTTACCCTTGTAGAATGGTGTACGGTACTCATCACTTTGACCTTCAACCACATGATGAAAGTATGCCCGTAAACCTGGATTTGGCAATTTAAAGTAATTGCTAAACTTGTAATTAGTTTCATCTTTCATATTTGTGTTCCTT